CTATCGAAAAAGAAGAAGGTACTGAACCAGCTGGCGAAGAGGATATCACTAAACAGTTTAGTGAAATTTTAGATGCTAAGCTCGCTCCAATCACAGAACGTCTTGAAGCGGTCGAAAAAGCTCGTGGAATCTCTAAACAAGTACAACAAGAAATTCAAGGTCAAGAAACACCAGTACAAAAAGGTTATATGCGCCATTTTAGCTAATAAAGGAGGAAGATAAGAATGGATAATCAAACAATTTTAATGAAGGAAACCACAGTAGCAACAATCAAAAAGAATTTAGATATCCCAATGGCAAGAAGTGATGCCGAAGCGTTTTTGGTGGATACTATTAACAATGCTTCTACACTTCCAAAACTACAACCAATCTATCGAGATGTACCAGCAGGAAATATTGATGCACTTTCTGTTGGTCGTCGGAAAATTCGTCAAGCTGGAAAGGACGACAAGCCAACAGGCACAGGTTCAATTAGTAATCGTCAAATTCCTTATGCTGTTAAAAAGGTTAAATGGGATGAATGGCTGCAAAATGATGATGTGTATTACTCCATTTCAGCTCGTGGAGATAACGTTGAAGAAAAAGTCATCAGCATGATTCAGCAACAATTCGGGGTGGATTTGCAAGATTTGATCTTCAATGGCGATGTTGATGCCAAATTAGAAGACGGAACAACTCCAGATCCGTTTCTAAGTATTTTAGATGGTTTTGTTAAGAAAATGAAACAATCACCGTACAAAACAGATTTGGCAAACAACGAACCTACCATTTTAGATTTCGTGAATCACATTCAATTGTTACCAGAACGTTATAAAAGCTTTTCAGACATCACTTGGTTCATCACACAAAAAACAAATGATAAATTAGTTGCTATGGTATCACAACGCCAAACTGGATTTGGTGACGCGGTTCTGCAAGATGGTAAAATTACACGATTAGCAGGATATCCTGTTGAGGTAGTAGCAGAATTGCAAAGTGGTTTTGCTGCATTAACTCCAAAAAGCAACTTAAAGCCAGTGTTTACTCGTCAATTACGTTATATCCGTACAGCAGATGGAGCAACAGCTGCAGCTAAGGACGCAACTTACCATGTGTTATATGCTTATTTGGATGCTATTGTTCGTGAAGTTGAAGCAGTGGCCTGGATGACAGGAAGTAAGCTTTAAGGAGGGAGTTTATCAATGCCTAAAATTCAATATAAACACAAAAAAGGCGCTCTTCATATTGGTGGCGGGCGCTTTTTCTATGCAAATGAACCTGTTGAAGTATCAGCGAAAGAGAGAGACGAGCTGTTAAGTAAATACGAAGACTTGGAAGAAGTGAAACCACAAAAGGAAAATAGTTCATCTAAAGAGGAGTGATGATATATGCTCATCACTCCTTCTGATTTAAAAGCGTATTCGGTATTTGATGTAGTGAAAGAACGTCCGGATGAATTGTTGGAGCAAGATATCTTAGAAGCAGAAGTCGAAATTGAAAGTATTGTTGGTCATGATTTTTCAGAATATGATCCACTTCCGGAAAAAGCAAAGCTTGCTCTTTTGAAGATGTCACAGTTCTTTGCTTTGATCAACAGCGATGAATCCATCACAAAAGGGATTAAAAGCGAAAAGATTGGCGATTACTCCTATACTCTCTCGGATGGACAGAGTATTAAAAAGCCTGACGTTTACAATTTGTTGAAGGAATATATAACCCCGGGCTATGTCCAAGATGGATCCGTGAATTTAAGGATGAGAGCATTATGAGTTATCGTAACTTACTCATTCATCGTTGCGATGTCTACCATCTAACGAGAAATGAAAGCAGCGGGTCATGGGGGATTCCGGGAGATGACATGGAAGAGGAGTTTACTTATGGTGAAACTCCAGATTTGATTAATGTTCCCTGTTATTTCGCAGAAAAGAGTTATTTTACGAGAAAGAACCAAGCCATTACGCAAGATGAACCACACCAGACGATCGTTCAATCGTTTTTGGTCCATTTTCTCCCGTCTGTCGATATTCGTGTCAACGATAAGGTGGTTTGGAATGGGATTGAATTCAAGCTCCAAATCCCTAAAAAGATTCGAAATCATCATATCGAAGTGACAGCTGTTAGGAGAGATAACCTATGAAAATAAAAGGTTTGAATGAATTGATTAAAAAACTCGATAAGGCTGCAAATGGTGGATTAAGAAAAGAAATGACTCTATGGCTTGAAGGTATGGGAATGGAGTTTCTGGACATTGTTCAGGATGAGATCATCCGTACACAAACGGTAGACACTCGTAATCTTCTAAACTCTTTCAAGAAAGGTAACGACGAAAACGTTTGGGAGCTAAAAAGCGGTGGTCTTGCTCTTCTTGTTGGTACTAATCTTGATTATGCATCCTATGCTAATGATGGACACTTCACAATAGATCCTGACAAAAATCTAGATCGTAGATGGGTACCGGGACGATGGATAGGAGATCGCTTTGAATACGATCCTAATGAAAAAGAGAGCGGAATGCTTTTAAAATTTACATGGGTTGACGGAACTCATTATTGGGACAATGCTCTAGCAATCTTTGAAAAAATGTTTCATAAGAGTTTGGAGAAGAAAGTTCAAACCTGGTTAGACAAAACATTCAAATAAAGTTGGTGATAAATTGAATCCAGAAGTTGCATCGATTATGAGCTATTTCTACAAACTTTTCCCCTGTAAGGTTTACACAAAAGAAGTTCCTGAAAATTTCACGGTTCCATGCTTATATTTTCCGGAACCTTTCTCATTCGACAGCAATGATACAATTTCAACTTTTAAAAAGACTTATAACTTGTCAGTTAAGTTATTTCACAAAAATTCTCAGCAGGCTAACTCTGAAGCAGAACGGATTGCAGACGCTGTTCGAGAAAAAAGAAATATTATTCCTATGATAGATATAAACGGTGTTGAAACAGGGGATTATTTGCGAATAAGCCGTATTGAAACAAAAATAGCAGACAGCGGAGTAGCGATTATTCAAGTCAATTGGGATAGTCGATATTTCTATGATCGAGAAGAATGGCCATCATTAGAAAATATTGATATGGTTAGCGGGGTGAAATAAGTGGCAGAAAAGAAAACGGAAAATGTCAAAGAAGAACCGAAATTCTTTTTATATGAACTACGGGAGCACTCTCAAAAACTGTTTGGGGTAAAACCAGAAGTTTTTGACGGTGCTTTTTTTGATTACAACGAATCTCAAGCAACAAAGAAAGAAGCTGAAAAACGCATTCAAGCGTTTTTGAAAAAGGAGGTCAAGTAAATGAACGGTGGTACTTGGACACCAGGCGTTGAAAAAGAGCGTGCTGGTATTTATTTTCGTTTTACATCTACGGCAAATGAACGTTTATCAGTCGGGGAACGTGGAAGAGTAGCAATTCCACTTGTTTTGAGCTGGGGAGAACCAAAAAAATTCATTGAGATTTCAACAGTTGACGATGTCCAAAAGAAAATTGGACTAGATATTAATGATCCGTCTCTTTTATTACTACGTGAAGCAAAAAAACGCAGCCAAACGGTATTAGCATACCGCGTCAATGAAGGAACAAAAGCAACAGCTACTTTAGCGGCAGGTCAAACAGTTACAGCTGTTTATGGCGGCTCAAAGGGAAATGATATCACTATCGTCATTGGACCTAATGTGTTAGATTCAGCAAAAAAAGATGTTACTACGTTTGTTGGCACTAAGGCAGTGGACAAGCAAACAGTAGCCGATTTTGGCGAACTGAAAGCGAATGGTTATGTCACGTTTGCCGGAACCGGAGAACTATCCGATACAGCAGGAACAAAACTGACTGGTGGACAAGATGGAACGCCTACCAATTTGGATTACACGGACTTTCTTGCTGCAGCCGAAACAGAATATTTCGATACCATTGCTCTGCCTGTTGATGATGAGCAATTGAAAACAACTTTTGTTTCTTTCGTAAAACGAATTCGAGATGAACAAGGATTGAAAATAGTAGGCGTACTATCAAACTATCCAGCAAACTATGAAGGAATCATTAATGTAACCAATGGGGTTATCTTGGAGGATGGAACAATACTTTCACCAACTGAAACAGTAGCATGGGTAGCCGGAGCAAGTGCAGGGGCAACTATCAACCAGTCACTTACATTTGTTGAATATGATGGTGCAATTGATGTTTCTCCGCGCTTTGATAATGATGAAATTATCGAACGCTTAGCAAATGGTGAATTCATATTCACATATGATTCAAGAGATAAAGTGGCGACAGTAGAAAAAGATATTAATTCTTTTGTGTCATTCACTAAAGAAAAAAATAAGAAATTCCAAAAAAATAAAATCATTCGCATCCTAGATGCAATCAACAATGACATTACTCGTGAATTAAAAAATGAGATAAAAGAGCGTAAAGATCAAGGAATTGATATTCCAACAAATGATGATGGTATTCAAATTATAAACACATTAGTGACTATCTACATGACAACTCTACAAGAAGGTGGAGCTATCAAAAACTTCAACTCTCAAAACGATATTCAAATTTCAACCAACGAAGACGGTGATGGTTTTTTCATCAACGTTGGTGTTCAACCAGTTGATTCAGCTGAAAAATTCTATTTTGGCGTAGAAATTAGCTGATTTTAAGGAGGGATATATGATGCCTTTTCGTGCTCAGAATACTATCAGTGGTAAGGAAGGACGGCTCTTTCTTAACGGAGAAGAGTTGGCATATATTAAATCACTAGAAGCGACAATCGAGAAAAATAAAAGTGAAGTCAATATCATGGGGCGGAGAATGACAGGTCATAAAACTACTGGTGCAAACGGAACAGGAACAATGACGTTTTACAAAGTGACCTCAAAGTTCATTCGGATCATTAGAGACTATGTGAAAAATGGTCAAGACGCCTATTTTACTCTACAATCTGTTCTTGATGACAAATCATCAGGTCGAGGAACGGAGCGAGTAACCTTGTATGATGTGAATATCGATAGCGTTAAGGTTGCAGGATTGGACGTTGATTCGGAAGCTCTTGAGGAAGAAGTACCATTCACATTTGAAGATATCGATTTGCCACAAGCGCTGCGGGATAGCTTTTAAGCTGTCCTTTTTCTTTTTCTAAAACACTAAATTAAAGGAGAGATGAAGAAATGGCAGAACGTGATATCAGTTTTTTCTTAGCAGGTAATGCAAAACCGGTAGAAGAGGAAGAAGTGATTGTATCGAAGCGCTATGTAGATAAAGACGGGAAGGTCATCCCATTTATCATGAAACCGATGAAAACCGAGGATATCGAAGAACTGGAAAAAAGCTGCATGAAGCCAGTTAAACAAAACGGAAAGAAAGTTGGGGAACGTCTGGACACTGCGCGTTTTTACGCCCGTATGGCTATTGAGTCCACTGTCTTCCCTGATTTCAAATCTGAGGAAATGCGTAAGTCTTACAAAACAGAGGACCCTGTCGAGGTAGCTAAACGTGTCCTTTCCATCGGCGGAGAATATAGCGCGTGGATTGAAGCTGCACTACGGATCAATGGTTTTGATGACGAGTTCGACGATCTTGTTGAAGAAGCAAAAAACTAATCATTGATGGGGATAGAGATGCGGTATATATGCATTATTTAATGCATGAACTTCACTATTCCCCATCACAACTAAAAGAGGTATTAAATGCACCAAGAAACGAAAAAGCTTTTTATTACGCTTCGATTCAACTAAAACTCGAACAGCTTGCAAAAAAACTTAAAGAACTAGAGAAAGGAGGGAAATAGTCGATGCCGCGGTTAACCACCTTATTTGACTTACAGGATAGAATGAGCAAAAAGCTAAGGACCATTACTGGGGATTTTAAGAAATTAAAAAGTGAATCAGATAAACCCATTCTCATTAAAGCGACTGACAGAGCTTCAAAGACAATAAGATCAATTGATCGTTCTGTCCACCGACTAGCTTCAAGAAGCTATAATGTTACGGTCAAAAGTGTCGATATGGCTTCTCGATCGATTGGTTTTATAAGGAA